TTCTTTATACCAATCTCTACATAAACTCCAACAATCAGTAACACCCCAAACCCATGTTCTACCAATTAAAGGAGCTTCATAACCACAAGGTTCACAATAGCCCCATTGTTTTAAATTAGGTTGAACTATCCACCATTTTAAATCTGACTTTTCACAGGCAACTCTATCTGCCTCACTTGGCTTTTCACTTGTAACAGGATGACTATGAACAACAGCAACTATTTCACCTTCATCTTCGGCTTTTACCCAATCATCTGCATCAATAATAAATTGATCTTTTGGATCAAAAGCTAAATTTTTACAAGGAAAATATACTTCTTTCCCTTTTTTAATTATCAAAAGACCACACGATTCCCTTGGGTCTTCTTTTATTGCGTGTTCTAGTGCATCATCTCGCCACATTATGAGAAAAAAGTACCAATTCCAGGGAAATCTGCTGGTAATACTTGTCTTTTAGGTAATCTAACACCTTGTATATCATAAGTAGCAGCTAATTCAAATTCAACTATGTCTCTAGTTTCTGTAGATTTTCGATCAATTATAAACACTTGTTCATCAAATGTAGCAGTAGGATCAGGTGTACCAAATGGATTTATACCAGCTTCCATATCTATTAAACTTCCATTTTCCTGCACTAAGAAATTACCATCTTCTAATAAAATATCTCCACCAAGAAAATTAACATTATCAATATATCTACTTAAAGTTCTGATACGAGTAACTTTCGCTCCTTCTAATCCTTGAGGTAAAGTTAAAATTATTGTTGTAAAAGTTCCTAATATATTAGATATTCTTAAACGTGGTCTAGGAGTCTGTTTACCATTAAATTCAAAACCTTCAGCTTCTATTGGCATCTTTGTATATTCGATATTATTAAAAATTACATTGCTATTTTCATTAGTATTTACTCCGTTATGAAAATAATATTTTGTGTTAGAACCATGAATAGCAGTTATTAACTCAAGTTGAAAAAGCTCGATAATACTACTTGGATTTACTTTTTGTAACTCAGATACAGGACTAGTCATTAAGGTTCAAATACTTGTTGAAACGTCATATTTAAACTAGCTCGATTTACATAAGGAATTGTTTTATTCCAACTAAGACATATCCATTTATAAGCAGCACCACTTCCAGGAGGCTGCCAATCAAAAGAAGCACCATCTTCTGCTCTAGCCTCAAGAAATTCCTCTATAACATCGGAATCTGCTTCACTAACATTAAAAGTAAGTGACCAAACATATGGAATTGTATTTAATCCAAATTTAATTCTGTGTTGATAACCATCATTAAACTGAGCAATATTTATTTTTGGTGTTGTAGTCTTACGAGCATTGTAAGTAGGTTGAATTGATGGAAAAGTAGCCATTAGCTTAATAAACCTCCTGGTCTTCTTTGTTTGATCAATTCTGATTGTATTGCTGCGGACAACATTTGTCCTAATTCTCTACCTCTTTCTTCATCACCTTCAACAGAAGATCCAGAGGCATCTACATTTACTACAACATTAGTTGCACTTCCCATATCTGAATTAGGAACTATACGACCACCTGTATTTGGAACAAACATTTCTGGCCCACGTTCTCCAACCATATAACTTTTACCACTACTAACAGGACCACCATTCGCTCTGAAAAACTGTCCTACACCAGGAAGTCCACCAAGAAAAGCATTTACACCAAACTGAATAAGTGATCTTTGAATCTGTGTAAATACACTACGAGCAACATCTCCGAGAGTTTTTGTTCCATTTATCGCACCTTCTATCGCATCAACTAAACCTGTTTCTATTGTTGTAGCAATACCTTGATATAATTTTGATAATTTTTCAAGTTCTAAATTTTGTCTTAGTGTATCCTCATATAATTTCCTTCTTGCTTGAGCTTCTTTAGTACTTAAATCTATACCTTTCAAACGAGCAGCTAAATCAAACTCTCTCATTTTCTGCATAATCGTAGCTTCAGTACGACCAAATTTAATAGAGTCTTGTAAAAATAAATTTTTATCTGTAACTGCTTTCGTTATTTGATCAAACTGTAATTCTTGAAGTTTTAATAGACCATTTTGTTCTTGAATTAGCTCTTTTGCAATAATTTTATTCTGTATTGATTTTCGCTCTTGATCGTTTATTCGACTTCCAGTTTCTAATTGTTTAAATAAAGCATCTAATTCTGGATCTTCTCCTCGTCTTTTTTTTGCTTGTCCTAATAATGATGATCTTCTTAATCCCGTAATTGAGGCAGGATCTTCTTCTCCAGCACCAGCAATAATTTTTGCTGCCGTAGCTGCTATTCTTGTCAAGAATCTACTAAAAATATTCTCTAATTGTTTTGTACCTTCTCCAAAATTTTTTAATGCTTGAACACCATCTTGTCCAACAACTTGTTCCATCTCATTCATAGCAGCATTAAAAGCAGCTTGTTTACCTTGTGTTTGTTCAAGTAATTTTAAATATTCACCTGTAGGTGTATTAGCAAGACCTATTGATTGATTTATTTTCCCTATATTTAAAGTAAAAGGATCTAATGCTCTTCCTAATTCATTTAATCCTTTAATGGCTTCAGTAAGCTGCTGAACAATAGCAGTAGCAACAAGACCACCTGCAAAACCTCCCATTTGACCACCTAATCTTGTACCAATAAAACCTCCAGCAAAACCAGCAGCACCACCAACTGCACCTTGTCCAAATAACAATGGAAATGCACCACTTATTAATCCACTTTTCAACGCAGCACTTCTACCTTTTGGATCAGCTTTTCTTTTCTTTTGATTAATACCTAATTTTTTATTTTGTTCATCTATAGCTTTATTTTGTTTAATTATTGCTTGAGTTAAAATATCAAAATCTCTGCCACCTACTTTTACTTGACTTCTTAAATTCTTAAATGCTTGAAGTGCAGCTTCTTGTTGTTGCTGAGTTTCTCCTACGACTTTGCCTGTTTTATTTACTTGTTGTGCGTATCTTTTAATTTGTCCTGTTGCTTCCGCAACCTGATCTCCTACTTTTCCCCTTATTGCCTTTCCTAAATCTAAACTTCTAATACTGCTTACACTTGCCTCTAATTCTTTTGCTTTTGCCTTTGCTTTATCAAGCTGAGACAAACCAATAGTTCTGAATTTTATATTTACACCATATTCTCCTGCCATGAGATTCGACTAAAAACAAAACTTTATTTTAGTGTACCTCTTTTATGGTTTTCTCGCTCGTGATTTGTTTTTAGCATCTTCATAGGCTTTATTTTCGTATTCTTTTTTCAATTCATAATAAGCTACCCAATGTATAAGTTCTTCTTGATTTAATTTACTTGTTAATTCTTTTATAGTCATTCCTAACTCAGAAGCCAAAAAGAATATAAAAAACCAATCAGGTTTAGCTTTTTAAATCTGCTTTCGCTTCCTCCAATTTGTATTCAGTACCAGAATTTAACATTGCTAGTTGTATATCTTGTAAAACTCCTGCATTTATTTCTCTTCTTAAAGATGCCTTATGACCATCTTGAAATAATCTTTTACCATTTTTATCTAGTGCTTTTGTAATCATAAGATTTAATGCAAATTCATCATTTGTAGAACTTATACCATCAGTTGATTTAGCAACAATTGCTTCTCTCTCAGCAATAGTTAACGGATTCCAATATATTTCTAAAATTGTTTCATTTCCATCTTTAAGTTCATACATATATCTTTGGCTTACACCAAATTTATTCTTGAGCAGTTCAATAGCTTCCATATAAAATTAATTTAATATTATATTAGTATACTAGGCATTTGCCGTAAATTGGCAAGATATTAAACCAACAAAATGACTTCTATCTTCAATCTCTAATGGAGTTACACCATTAATATCAAGAACTCTTGGTTTACAACTAAATGTATCACTATAACCAGGAGCATTAACAGAAGTAAGCCCATCAATAACAGCCTCTCCTATTGCAGAAAGCGTTGCAGTGCCTTTACCCTTTGGAACATATACATTACATTGAATAACACCAGCATAATAATCTGAAGCCGCTCCCTGATTTTGTAATGTTGCCTGAGTAAATTCAACTGACATCAAAATATATTTTTTACTTTTACCAGGTGTAGTGTAATGAACATTGTCATAAACCATTTCAACAGTATTATCTGCTGCTGCAACTGCATCTGTTACTGCCTTTTCAAAAGCTGCTCTTGCGTTTACTAAAGTCATAATTAAAATTCAGTATATTTAATACCAGCAGGTCTTTGTGTCGCAGTAGATCCAGGAGAGTTATTAAATGTTGTACTACCACCAAGAAATAACTTACCTTTATCTGTCATAGTTTCTTTTATCATTCTTCCTAATGATCCTTGAATGAATAACTGTAATTTACCACCTTCTAAAGCATAGACAGAATATTCAACTCTATTACCAATAAAAACTGATCTTCTATAATTAAATGCTCTTTTGACAGGAAATCTAGGTTCTATTATAGGTTTTACATTGTAATAACCAGTAGATTTGTTTGCTGCGTTTGCAGTACGATTTTTAAGAAACTCTGCTGTAGCTTGTTGTTTTATACCAGCCCACGGAGAAAACTTTTCAATAGCATCTCTAGGTTTTACAGGACTTCCTTGTGCAACCCAACTTGAAGCAAAAAATCCTGTATAGACAGGACTATGTTTTTTTGTTGATAAAGTACGATGAACTTTTTTTATAAGAGCATTAAAATCTCTTGATATATTTTTATCTAAATCTTTTGGTAAATCTCGAAGAGTTCTTGTAACCATCAGAACCTCACAATAATAATGTAAAGATAAACTTGTCCACCTTTTTTTGTATCAATATCAACTATTTGTGCAACTCTATTTGACCCACCAAAACTTAATGTAATCTCATCATCTAAATCTGCTTGATTATCTCCTATCTGATCTGGTGTTATATATAATTTTGCTTGTCTCATTTCCTGTCCAGTTTCTTCTTCAGAACGAACAAAAGATATTGGAACTTTAATGCTGTAACTAGTATCAGTTGTTGTTAAAGCACCTGTTGATGTGTTGTAAGTAGGAGATGCTTTTTTTGTATAAGTAATACTATGATCAAACGAATCTCCAAATTGTGCTACAACACTTTTTGCAACATTTTTGAATAATGAATCTAATTGACCTGCCATTATCCTCTAACCACTCTCATCTGAAAACTACCAGCTCCACCAAGCATATATGCTCCAAGATAACTTTGTAACCAAGGATAAACATCTAGAATATTATTTATAGATCCTGTTCCCTGACTTTCAGTATTATATTTAACTTTAAGATCGCCAAGAGCAACTTCTTCAAAATTACCATCTTTACCAGTAGTTCCTGTAATAGCATCAGTATCATTTGCCAAA